CCGTTAGGTTCTCGACTTTCGCGCTCTCTCATTCAACCTTGACAGCAAAATAAGGGGCCGAAATGCCAACCGAACGCCGACGCCCACGCGAGCGCCCGCACTACGGAAAGCTTCCGGACACGATCGACCGCGTGGACTATTTGCGTCAGGCGCTCCAGCAGGCCGAAGAGCTGGTGACGCAGGCCGAGCAGGCGCGCAGCTGGCAGGCCGCGGTGAGCGCAAAGCGCCTCGCGCTTCAGACGCGCGACGAACTAGACGCCGCGCTTGCGAAGGCGAATGCGCCCGACGACAGCATGAGCGACGAGCAGCTTATGGCGATCATGGTCCAGGCGATCGCTGCCCTTCCCGCTCAGCATCTGGAGCGCCTGGAGGATGCAATCGCCATCCGGCGTGGAGGCGTGCCTATGCGCCTCGTGGAGTCTGCCTGAACCTCTCCGCTCTGGCCACGGCATCGAACGCGCTGGCGCGTCGGGCGCATGCTGACCCACTTGCCTACTTCCGGCCTACGCCTCCGCAGCTGGCCTTCCTGCAGAGCAACCATCCCATCCGGCTACTGCGGGCGGGGAACCAGCTCGGCAAGACCTGGGCTGGCCTCGCCGACTGCATCTATCGCTGCCTGGGGTCGCACCCGCACACGCTCGTGAAGGCTGCGCCTATCGAGGCTTGGGTCGTTGTCGTCAGCTGGGAGCAGAGCCTTTCCATTCAGGGCAAGCTCTGGAACCTGCTGCCGAAGGATGCGATTGACCCGGAGTGCGAGTACACGCCGGGCAAAGGCTTCCGCGGCAAGGTGCCTATCGTCCGGTTCAAGAACGGTTCGGTCCTCCGCATCCGAACTGTGAATCAAGGCGCTCTCAGTCTCGCTGGGTCAACAATTGACTACGTGCTGATCGACGAGCCCCCCCCGGAGGAGATTTGGTCAGAGCTGGCTGCGCGTGTGTTGCGCCAGCGAGGGCGCATCGCGATCACGCTCACGCCCATTGGCATGCCGCTGGGATGGCTCAAGAAGCTCGTCGAGGATGGGGCCGTGCAGGATCTGCACTTCCCGCTCACGGTGGAGAACACGACGCCGATCGGTGGGCGCCCGCTTCTGACGCAGGCGGACATAGACAAGCTCACGTCGCAGATCCTCCCCCAGGAGGTGGCCCAGCGCATCCACGGCGAGTGGGACTCTGGATGGACCGAGGGTCGCGTGTTCAAGATGTTCGATCCTGCCGTGCATGTGAAGGCAGACGCGCCAGCTGGAGAGGCGCTGATCGGCGTGGGCATCGACCACGGCACCGAGGCCGGCGCACAGGTGGCGATCCTCACGGCGCTCGTGCGGGATGCGGGCGAGGGGCACCCGCGTTTCTGGGTGCTGGATCAGGTCGTGAGCGACGGCATGACGACGCCCGATCAAGATGCCGCCGCTATCCTTGGCATGCTGCGCCGATGTGGCCTGCGCTGGGAGAATGTGGATCGCTGGGTTGGCGACCGCAAGGTGTACGGGAAGAAGAACGGCAGTCTTAAGTCAAACGCGATGCTCATGTCAGCATTTGAGCGCGCGCTGAAGCTTCCGACCGGAAGCCTACCCTTCCGAATTCACGTCGCTCATAAGCCACGCGGATCAGTTTTTGAGGGTTACCGGATACTTTCCGCGGCGATGCTGCGCGGAGAATTCACGATCAACCCGCGATGCCGTGGGCTCATCGAGGACTTCCAGAAGTTCGACGGGCGCGAGGCCAGCGAGCACAAACACTCCATCGACGCCCTGCGCTACACGTTGGAACTGTATACTAGGCGCCTGTATCAGCCGCAGACGGTTAGGCTCGGGTAACAGGGGGTCACATGTTCGCTTACGGCCAGATGCCAATTCCTCCCGCTCCGAGCAACCCCGAAGACGCCGCGCGCTGGGAGCATACGAGGCATCGCCGCGCGTTGATGGAAGGGCGATGGCAGCGCCTGCTTGAAGATCGCCTGGAGGCGCAGCTTGGGACGACCCGCCGCATGGCGTGGGGTATCCCGGACATGTCTAGCAACCCGTACAAGGTGATTTGCACGGAGCTTGCCACGCTCTACGACGCCGAGCCTGACGTGAAGCATCACACGGCTGGGGACGTTCCGGAGCTGTGCGCGACGGATGGGCTCATCGCACGCTCCGGCTTGTGGCCCATGATGGCTCGCTTTCAGTCGCTGACCATCGCGCTGCGCGAGATGTGGATGCGGATCGATGTGGAGGATGGGCGCCTCGTGTACCGTCCCGTCACGCCTGACACGACAATCGCCGAGTCGGACCCTAGCCGGCCAACGGTTCCTAAGGCGTTCGCCGAGCTGCGCCTACGCCGTCTGCGTGGGGAGCATGTTTGGTGCTGGGATGTCCTCGACATCCGCGACCCGGAGGCCCCCCGGTACGAGGTCCGGAAGGTTCAGGATGGAACGTCGCACTTCGGTGAGGATATGACCCTGGAGGTGCTCGGCGGATACTTCAGCGGAGAGGCGTACCCCTACCGCCGCGCGGACGGAACGCCGATCCTTCCTGTGGTGCTGTACCACGCGAGCGCCTATGGGGATCGCCTGTTCGATCCGTACTACGGGATCGAGGGTTACGAAGGTTCGCTGAACTTGAGCGTTTTTTACAGCTTTCTTTCGCACAGCATGCGGGACGCTTCCTACCCCCAGCGCTGGGCGATTGGCGTGCGCGTGGCGGGAACCGACCTCGCGGACGGGAACGGACGAGGCGCCCGCGTGGAGGTCGTGAGCGACCCGACCACGATCCTAATGTTGGATGCTGCAATGGAACAGCAGCCACAAGTAGGACAATTTTCCGCCGGTTCGGACGTGGAAAAATTGGAAAGCGTCATCGCAGCTTGCGCCCATCGCTTGGCTACGGATGCGGGCCTCTCGCCAACGGAGCTTCAGCGCACGAGCGGAAGCGCGAAGAGCGGGTATGCGATCAGTCTCTCCGCCGAGGGTAAGCGTTCGGCGCAAAGGAAATACGTGATGCAAATGCGGAGGGCTGACGAGGAACTCGTACAGAAGTCCGCCATCATTTACAACCGAGCGATGGGAACGAGCTTTCCGGAGGGCGGGTACTCTGTCCTCTACCGCGAGGTGCCTCTGTCCAGCGAGGAACTCCGAGGCAGGCGCGAGCACGTGCTCGCCATGATGGAAGCCGGCCTCATGGACCGCGTGGAGGCCCTCCGCTTCTTCGGCAACATGAGCGAACAGGATGCCGCCGCTCGCCTCGCGGCGATGGACGCCATGAGCAAGGCGCCGCCTCCACGGGAAGAAGGAACGAAAGAAGTCGCGGAAGCGGCGCCCGTCGCCGAAGTATCCGACGCTCACGCGGAAGCTATGGACGAAGTCGCCGAGGAGCTCGACGCTGCCGAGGAGGCGCTTGGTGCCCTGGAGCTCGACGAGGCCAACGCGGCTGTGATCGCTGCCGTGATCGAGAGCCTCCGCGAGGCCCGCGGCTACCTGGGGCTCGGGCCAAAGGTAGAAGCGGAAGTGGAGATCCACGAAGAGGAAGACGACGGCGAGGGCGAATGAATGCCATTCATTAGCGAGCGCCAGCGCGACTATCTGAAGCGCGAGGCCCCGGCGGTTTACCGGCGCTTCCTGCGCGACGAGCGCGCCATGGGCTTTGAGCTGCGCGCGCCTGTCGAGGTAGCGGCAGTCGCCAAGCGTGGCCTCGCTAACCGCGAGAAGTACAACCGCGGCGGGACGCTGGTTGGAGCTCGCCGTGCTTCGCAGCTCGCAGGCCGCGAAGTCGTGAGCATTGAAACCGTTAAACGAATGGTCGCTTACTTCACGCGGCACGAGCGCGACCTGGACGCGCCGGCAGCGAAGCCAGGGCACCCGGACTATCCGAGCGCCGGACGTATCGCGTGGGATCTTTGGGGCGGAGCACCGGGGCGGGCGTGGGCAAGACGGCAGCTAGCAGTATGGGAGCGCGTCCAACAACAGCGCGAGGAGGACTGATGGAAGAAGGAAACAGCAACACGGAAACCAGCGGGGCAGAGGCGCGTATCCGCGCGCTCGTTGCTGAGAAGAAGCAGTTGGAGGCGCAGCTTGCAGAGGCGCGAGAGCTTGCAACCGGCGCCGACAAGTGGAAGCAGAAGTACGAGGAAGCGCAGAGTACGTACAAGTCAGAGCGCGAGGCCGCACGCCTGGAGCGCGACATCCTCGCGGCTGGTGTCACGGATGCCGAGGGCATCGAGTACGTGCAGCATGCATACTCGAAGCTGCCCGCAGAGGGGCGTCCCCCGCTGGCCGAATGGCTGGGCAATAGGGACGCGCTGCCTCGTGCGGTGAAGGCGTACCTAGCCGAGCCCGCGTCCGTGGCTCCTGGGGCTTCCCAGGGGCCTTCCTCGACGCCTGCGCCGACGCCTGCGCCGACGCCCATGCCGAGGAGCAACACCGGGGCCGTCACGGCCAGCCAGCCGGCGCCTACCGCCTGGAGCGCGGAAGCGATCTCGAAGCTGACGCCGGCTGAATTCAAGGCCAACCGTGACGCCATCATGGCTAGCATCCTGACGCCTTGACACGTTGACGCAAGCGAGCATACCCTAGCCGTGAGGGGTTACACCCTCACGCGCTCGGGGCAAGCTCCCGTAAAAAGCGACAGGCGCGGCAAACCTCGAACCCTTCAGGGAGGCCATCATGGCCAATATCGATTTTGCCGCTCTTAGCGGCAACGCTCGTATCTCCGCCGTTCTTCATCAGACCATCCAGGCCAAGCTCGCCGACAAGGCCAGCCTTTGGCGCCACCCCGCGATCGCCTACTTCGGGACGCTCGCTGGCTCGGGCTCTACCGCCCTCCAGGTGCCTGTCGTCGGCCTCGCCGGTACGGACGTGATGGCCTCCGTTGCTGACGGTGCGACGGTCGCCAACACCTCGATCACCGCTTCCGCGGCGACGATCACGATCGCCCGTCAGGCGCTGCGCTACGACCTTACCGACCTTGCCAAGCTCACCAACCCCCTCGCGGGCGGTGGTGGCGTTGGCATTGAGGGCCTCGCCGAGTCCATTGTGACCGGCGCCGAGATGCGCTTTACGTCGATGATCTGTGGCCTCGCCTCGAGCATCTCTACCTCCGTGGGTTCCACGGGCACGGACCTCTCCGTGGCGACCTTCTACAGCGCGATCTACGCGCTGCAGCTCACCGCCAACGACCCCGTGTTTATGGCCGTGCTTCACCCGCAGCAGGTGAACGACCTCATGAACAGCCTTCGCAGCGAAGCCGGCCCTGGTCAGTACCTCGCCGCTAGTGGCGAGCAGGTGCAGGCCAAGGGTCCGGGTTACCGCGGCTCGCTCTTTGGTGTTGACCTCTTCAGCTCCACGAAGATCCCGACCGCCAACGCTGGCGCGGACTACGCCGGCATGATGTTCAGCCGAGGCTTTGCCGGCTACGCCGATGGCACGCCGTCCCCGGTTCAGGGCGCGGGCGGGCTCATCCTCCCCGCCGGAACCCCCATCGTCGTCGAGCTGGAGCGTGACGCTTCTGCGGCTCTCACGAAGATCGTGGGCTCCTACTACGTGGGCGTTGCCGAGATCGAGGACGCGCGCGCTGTGCAGATCATCAGCGACTTCTAAGTCTCTGACGTTTGCGTAAATGGCGCCGGGTGGCTTAAAGGTCACCCGGCGCTATTGCGTCAGGAGGAAGGAATGGCGGCAACTTTCGGAACGGGTGGCGGTAACTTCAGCGGGCAGTCGGCCTCGCGCCCCGCGGCAATGCGTGACCTTCTGCCGATGCCGGCTAGCGGCCCATGGTGGTACATGCATCACCCCGCGCGTTGGCTGCTCGTGGGCGACGAGTGGCTCCCCTCGCTCGGCAAGCTCTCCGCTGAGCCTGGGATCAACCGCGTGGACAAGGACGGGAATACCGACCTTGCCGAGGTCGCGAAGCGGAAGCAGGGCTGGACGATCATTCCCTGGGAAGTCGAGGCCGGCGGCTACTGCATCGCTTGGGACGGCACGAACGGGAAGGTGCATCTGAGCAAGTGGGAAACCCCGCAGATGATGGCAGGCCAGGTGCGCGTCAGGAGTGACGAGTCCGGCTACTGGGACTTCTGCCGTCGCCTCGTGAATGAGGGCCACGTCAGCTTGCCTGACCCCGCCTTCATCGACGTGATCATCGAGCGGCAGGCGGGGCATGTGGAAACGCTCCGCAGCTCGGCGCCGACGCATCCGGCTAGCGCCCTAGTCCTTCCCCACGAGGAAGCCAAGCTGGCCACCATGCAGGCCGCTAAGGACAAGCTCTTCTCCGCGGAGCCTGTGGCTCCGAAGCGAGGGCGCAAGTGAGCGGCGAAATGCAGAAGCACCGCGAGGCAATGGAGCGCATGACTAAGCGCCTCGTGGATGGCGGAATGCCGAAGGACAAGGCGCGTCAAATCGCGCAAAATGAGGCCGTTAAGGCAGACAGGCGCGAACGCGATAAGCGGTGACAGGGGGGCAGGATGAGCATTTCTGAAACGCTCTATACGGCACGCTTCCGCTCCGGAGAGGAGATCGAGCGTGGGCGTAATCAGGTGCTTACCTGCCCCATCTACCGGGCCGGCGCGCTCGTGGCGCCGCTCTCCGGTACCGTCAGCATCTACAAGGCGGATCAGACGGCGCTGATCAATGCGGCGCCTGTCACCATTACCGGAAGCGTGGCCAGCTACGCGCTGGCCGGAGCGGCTACCACGAGCCTTCAGCTGGAGGACGGTTGGCTGGTGGAGTGGACGCTACAGATGACGGCGACGGTCCAGAATTTGTTTAGGAACGATGCCGCTCTCTGCCGCAGAACCCTCTATCCGGTCGTTGCGGACGCGGACTTGCTGCGCCGGCACAGCGATTTGAACCAGCTCCTGGCAGCTGGCACGACCAGTTACCAAGACTACTTGGACGAAGCATGGGCGACGATTGTCAATCGCATCACGTCCAACGGACGCCGGCCCTACCTCGTGATCCAGCCAAGTGCGCTGCGTGACGCGCATCTGTGCCTCAGCCTCCAGCTAATCTTCCTGGATTTTCAAACCAGCGCCGGGGATGGCGGGCGATGGCAGGCCCTCGCTGAGCATTACGGGCGGGCCTATACCGAGGCGTGGGCACAGCTCCGCTTCACCTACGACGAAAGCGACGAGAATAAGGTGGACACCTCCACGAAGAAGAGCGCCGCTAGTCAGGTGTGGACCAATGGCCGCGGGCAGGCGCTCGGCTACTATCCGAGGTGGTGGTAATGGCCTCGCGCACGGTTCGGCAGCTGCGCGAGGATGTGAGCGCGCGTATCGCTTCGCTCCCCGGCCCATGGAAGGAGTCGCGCGTAGCGCCGGATAACTTCGGGCGGGACGCGGATAGCATCGCGCACAGGGCTTATGCCGTGCACCCGACGACGACGGATGACCTGCGCGCCTACCGCGGGCGTCCTGCCGAAGGCCTCCTCGTCGAGACCACGCTGGAGGTTCGCTATTCGTGGCGCCTCGCACCCAAGGGCATGAGCGATAGCTACGACGACGCACTAGACGGCGAGCAGGCGATCGTGAATTGCCTCATGGCCTACGACGCCACATGGCCGGCTAGCTACAAGGTTCAGCTACTCAGCACGACCCGCGAGACAAGCACGATCGGAGAGTGGGTCGTGGGTATGCTAACCTTCCGCATCGTTCACACTCTGCCGCTTCAGTAAGGGGGAAACATGGCCGCTTCGACCGTCATTAAGAACTTCCGCGATGGGACCATCAAGCTCGACGATGGCACCACGCCCACGCCGATCACGCTCACGGTTGCGCTGGAGGCTGGCGACTTCAGCATTTCCGGTTTGAACCAGGGCAACACCGAGGCGACGACCTACCTCGACCGCGGCGATCTGGGGTCTGTGAGGCTCACGAATCGCAGCTTTCCCACGTTCAGCTTCTCCGCACATATGGCTGACCTGTCCGATGCTACGGACAAGCTCCTCTGGAATGCCATCAATAAGGATGGCGCTTGGGCTGCCGCGCTGAGCACGATCGCCGGCTCGGACGTTTACGGCCTCAAGGTCACGCTCACGATCGAGGGAACCAACTTCGGCGATACCGCCGATCACGTCCTCGTGCTGAACGGCTGCCACATGTCGATTGACTTCGCTGAGGGCGACCCCAACAGCTTCACGATCAACGGCACGGTCTACGGCACCATCACCGCGACCTGACGGCAACGTGTAAGCATCGCTTACAGGTTCAAGCGCCCCTCGTGCTACATGGTGCGAGGGGCGTTTCACGTCAGGAGGAAGGAATGGAAATCAAGCTCGGGAAGTTCACGGCGCCGCTCGTCAAGCCGGCGTCCTTCGCTACGATCACCGAATGCCGCATGGCTGTTGGGCAGAGCCCGCTCCTGGGGCTGTGCGCCGCTCTGAATGCGTGCTGGGCTGGGAAGCCACTCCGTACCAAGTGGAAGCGAGGCCACGCGCTCGACGTGGGCGCCGACACGCTGGACGAGCTGATCGGGCTCGGCATGCCGGAGGTCGAGATCTACGGCGCTGCGCAGAAGGCCCTGGAGCTTATCGTGGACGTGCCGCGGGAAGCGGAGGTCACAGAGCTTGAGGGTTTTACCGCGGGGCAGGGGGAGCCCTAGACGCCCTCGCCCTGGAGATAGGGCTTACCTACTGCGGCGACCCGGAAGCGTTCTATCGCTGGCCCCTGGAGGCCCAGGAGCGCGTCCTGGCTTGGTGGCGCGTGAAGCACACGCCGCCGGCCAAGGCCACAGGCAAGCAACCCCGCCCGCGCGAAGGTGATAGGATAGCTCCAGAGGCGCGGGCCTTCTGGGGGCTGGGTGGCGGGTAAGAAGATCACAGTCGGGCGCGCTTCGGTGTCCATCGGGCCGGAGCTGGAGCGCGCACTAGACAACATGATTTCGACTACCTACGTCGAGATCAAGCGTGCCGTCGAGGGCGTTACCGCTGACGTGACAGACCACGCGCGAGCAGAGTGGTACAAGAATGTCATCGAGCGCACGGGTAAGACGGGCGGCGGTATCGATTACGAGCTTCGCCTTGGGCCTGACAAGCTCCGCGGAGTCGTCTTCAGCCACGAGAAGTCTACGTACTACGTGCGCCGCGCAGGCCCTTTCTCACGCTTGGGGCAGCGCGTGACCGATGATGAATTCTCTCACGTCATGAGTACTTACCGCGCAACGGGCCAAATCCCTGCCGGCTACACGGTGCAGCGATTTACGCGCACGCGCCGCGCTGTGGGCGTGTTCAAGATCGATCCACCTGGGTCCGCGCCGCGGGACGCTAAGAACCTCTGGAAGGTGCTCGTCAATGACTATGGTAAGCGCCTAGCGAACGAGCGGATTCCTGAACTTGAGAAGGCGATGCAAGCGGTAGCCCGCCGGCTATCCGCGTAAGGGGGAGCGATGCCTACCGTAGAATGGAACGTAGAAGCAGACATCAGCGGCCTTCGTAAGAAGCTGGAGAGCATCCCCGGCATTACTGCCGAGCAAGCCCGTGCCATGGCGTCGGAGCTCAACAAGGGTTTCAAGGCTTCTGAGCGGGCAGCGAAACAGGCGGGCGAGGCGTCTAAGAAGGCGATGGATGCCGCACGCGAGAGCGCCGCAAAGGCTGGCTCGGCTGTCGGCGACATGGGTAACAAGTTCGGCAAGGCAGGCAGTAATAGCGCCAAGCTCTCGGGCGCCCTGGACATGGTGAGCCCCGCGCTAGGAAATGCCGCGCGTGGCCTTTCCGATGTTGCCGACGTTGGGGAGGTGGCGGCGGGATCGCTCGCTGGGCTGTCGGGGCCTGTGCTCGGTGCCGTAGCCGTAGCCGCGGTAGCCGCCGCCGCTGCCTTCGCTGTGATGAACGCCGACATGGAGCGTCAGGCAGAGGCCGCTCGCGTGGCCAAGGTCGCTAACGAATTCGTTACTCAACAGCTGCAGCTCACCAAGGAGGCCGCGCTTGAGGCCGCGCTCGCCTCTGGCAAGATCACGCAGGCCGCCTATGACGAGGCTATCGCGCGACGGCAGGTGGCGTCTGACCTCGGCAATTACTTGTCCAAGCTCGATGCGGAGGTGGGCGCGACAGAGAAGACCGAGATCCGCAACCGAGCGATCGTCAATGTGCTCGGTGATTGGGCTGATCGGTTGAACGTGCTAATGCCAATCATTGATGCTTTCAACAAGCTAACGGGCGCCAATGTTCCTACGCTAAAAGACCTTGTCGAGGTCGGAGCACAAGCTGTTGGATTTACAGGCAAGCTCGCGGAGGCACAGAGGAACGCCGCCGCTGCAACTGAGCAGGGGACAGCTGTCGCGGAGCAGCGTACCGCCGCGGAGGTCGCAGGCGTCAAGGCCAAGAATGCCGCCGCGGCGAGTGACAAGGCTGCGGCAGCTTCGGCAAAGCGAAAGGCGGAAGCCGACAAGGCGGCTGAGAAAGCGATCAAGGACGCAGAGCAAGCCGTTCAAGATGCCGAGAAGGCTTACGCGGATTGGAGCGAAGGTCAGGAGCGGGCCACCGCGGCGGCGGACGCGCTCGCTAAGAAGCTCGCTGGGGAGCATGACCAGGCGCTTGCGAAGTATTCAGATCGCATCCGCGGCATGTTCCCAGAGGAGGCCCTCGACAAGGCGACAGAACTGGAGGCGATGATTGCTGACCTGTCGCTCGCGATCACCCGCGCGCCTACGGAGGAGCTGGGGCAGCGATACGTCGCCATGAAGGATCAGGCCGTCGCTGCCCTGGAGCGTCTGCAGGCCGAGCAAGAGAAGACGTTCGATCTAGACGCCGCCGCTGCCTTCTTTGAGTCTGTCGATAGCTACAGCCAGAAGCTCTTTAGCAACATCAGCACAGTCACCGACGCATACCAGAAGCATCTAAACGGACAGGTGAAGGCAGCGATCAAGGAGCGCAACGCGCTCGGCGAGGACGCCACGATGCAGGAGCGCGAGCAAGCGGACCAGCGCGTGAAGGATGCGCGCGAGGCTGCGCGCAAGCAGTTCGAGCTTACGAAGGCCCTGCAGATGGCGCAGATCGCAGTCAACACGGCAGCGGCTGCGACCCAGGCCCTGGCTAGCTCCCCGCCTCCGTTCAACTTCATCGCGGCGGCGGCGGCTACCGCGGCAGGCGCTGTGCAGATGGCAACTGTGATGGCCACGCAACCCAAGTTCCACAAGGGCGGGCTCGTGGGCCAACCCGACGAGCAGCAGGCGATTGTGCGCAACGGCGAGGCCGTGCTGAACCCCATGGGGCGTAAGGCCCTCGGGGACGAAACGATCCAGGCGGCGAACGCTGGCGCCCTCGGGCATGGCAGCGGCGCTGTGCAGATCGTCTATAAGCACAAGGCGTTTGACTACTTCGTGCGCGACCATCTGAAGACGAACGCCACCTTGCCCCGTGCGTTACAGGCTGGGCGCAGGCTCGGGCACAAGGGGGGCTGACAAATGGGAAGCGCAGTAACCGTGAACGCCCTCCGCGGGATCCTCGTGCACGACACGCGGATCAACGCCAACAGCTTCAACGCTACGAACAGCACCTACACGCAGGCCGGCGCGGCACCTGGTGTTCCTGTCGCTGGGCGTGAAACCGCGATGACCCTGGAGGCCGGCGGCGCCACCTCGGACGGCAGTACGATCTCGCTTCAGACTGTGCGCGCTGGTGGCGTGAGCGGTTCGCCCGATGGACAGATCGAGCCTGGGGCGTTCGCCATGCGTACCAATGGCACGAACTGGCTCGGCTGGAATGGACCGCTTGTGTTCTCTGGGTGGGGGCCTCTGCACACATTCGCGAGCGGCGGTGCGGCTAACCAGTACGGGAGCCTTCACGCGGTCCACACGAGCGACGGGACGCTGCTGACGGCGGCGCATCGCTTCACCTCTGCCGGCATCACGAGCGCCCTGGTCATTCTCCGGACTGTCGGAGCGGCCACGTCTACGATCACGATCGACACGCAGCTTACGGCGCTCGCGACCTATTGCCCCACCTTGGTCCCGCTTCCCGATGGGAAGATCCTGCTTCTGTCCACCAAGGCGATCGCCTCGGGGCAGTACACGATCCGCGCCTGGGTGAGCGACGACGACGGCGCGACGTGGACGAAGAGCGCCGATAGCGTGATCCGTGACGAGCTGGACGGCACGCTGGCCGCTCCGCGTCGACTTCGCGCCGCATACGCAAACGGCCAAGTGCTTATGCTCCTGTCCTTCCGCGACACGTCCGCGGTAGTCGCTGACAGCTTCCGGCAGTATGCGAGCGCAGACAACGGCTTCAGCTTCGCGCTCGTGCAGGCCGTGGACAACACGACTGCTGACAACGAATACACGGGCGGCGCTCACGACATCGTGACCAACGCTCTTGGAACGTTCCTAGTCGTCTTCTGCGGGAGCTCCAACGTGCGATGGGGCGCCAGCTCTGCGGTGCTTTACAAGGTGATGCCCTCCGCGTGGACGCGATGGCAAACCGTCCCGACGATCGAGCTAGACGCGCTCACGGCTCCTTCTGCCGCGCTCACCGCTGACGGGCGCTTGGCGAACTCTACCGAGCTATGCGCCGCGCGCGACGAAGACGGTACGGCCTACGTGTTCTCGGTGGACTTCTCGACAGGGCAGCAGACCCAGGTCGCGAAGACTACCGTCGACATCTTCCAGGAGTTCGTGGCGGTAGGCGTGCCGAGCGTGACTGTGCCTAACGTCGCTTTCTCTGCCGGCGGGCAGGAGTGGAGCGGCGGCACGCTCACCGCTTACGCCGGGACGCTGCGCCTCGTGAGCGCGTGGGACTCCCCGACCTGGCCGGGGCAGGTAGGGATCACGACCTTTGCAGGGTACGCGACGGCCTGCATGCCCTGGGCGCCGGCCACGGAAGCGACCTCCGACAGGCTCCTGGGCTCTCGCCTTACGTGGCTCCCCTACTGGCTACCCAACTCCGCAGGCTGGACGCTCGCAACCGTGGGCGCGCCAACGGTCACGCTCAACGCGGGTGGGTATCTGAACATCAACACGGGTGCCCTGGTAGTCAACAGCTACACGCAGGCGGGGCCGGCGCTCACGACCTCGCACACGGTCGCCGCGTTTGCTGAGTGGAGCTCTGTTAGCGGGACTTCTCAGCTGCGCCTGTCGAGCTCCAACGGGACGCAGAGCTACGGGATCCGCGTGTCCTACTCGGGGACTACGGTATCGGTGATCGATGCTGTCGGAGGCGGCACCATCGCGACGACGACGGTAACCGCCGCCGCGGTGATCCAGGTGCGCGCCTTCCTGGAGAATGACGGCGCAATCGGTCGCGCTGTCGTGTACGTGGGCACAGGCGCGGGCGCCTTCATCACGCTCCGTCCCTCGCTGCGAGTGGCAAACACCGCGGCCCTCGTGAACGGTGGCGTTGTCGCTGCGGCCACGTCCGTAACGTGGGGCAACTTCGCGATCGGCGAAAGCAACTGGTACGGCGTCGGATGGAATGCAGCGGCGAGCGCGTCTAGCGTCTACGACCTCGCGCTTCCCGCTGGCCTCCCTGGTCGCCCCTTCTCGGCATACCCGCAGACCTTGGACTTTGGGACCACGGTACGCGCGATCTCCGGCCCGACGACTGCGGGCGATACCTGGACGATCGAGCCTAGGTATACCTACGGGATCTCGAACGTGCTTCCCGCCGTTGCCCCGTCGCCTCGCCAGCCGTGGCGCTCTACTGTGACCACGCAGCAAGTCCTCGTGTGGGACACCGAGATAACGGCGCTCTCTCTGTCTCCGCTCCGCGGCCCCCTGGGCGCGCTCTACCTGGGCGGCTGCAACTTCCGGACGGCCACGCTTGAAGGACGCTCGGGCGCAGGCGTTTACACGACGATCGGTGTGATCGACATGAGCGCGGAAGCCTCTAGTCTGCGCTGGGTGCGCAATGGGTCGATCGTCGAACCCGACACGTCCGCGTCCACGAGCGCCGGCTACTTCTGGAGCTATGGCGCTCTGAACGGCACGCGCTTCGTCCCAGACACCACAGCGGCTGCAGGGCAGACGGCTAAGCGTATCGGCAAGTCCAGCGAAGGCAGTTGGACCAATCAGACCGCACGTCGCATCCGGCTGCAGCTCCAAGACATTAGCGGCATGGCGGCAAGCGGGACGAACGGCGCAATCGTGCACAATTCGGGCCTGCTGGTCTGGAACAACGACCCTCGGTATTCGGGCTATCGACTGACCATCCAGGCGCAGCACACGGTTGAGGGCTACTTTCAAATCGGCACGATGGTCTTGGGTTCCATCCTCGCGTTCGGTCGCAGGTATTCGTGGGGCCGTTCGATTGATCGTGCGGCGAATGTGGACCTGACGACGGGACGTAGCGGCACCCGCCGCGCCCAGGTCTTCGGGCCGTCCCGCCGCGGGGTTGAGTTCGGGTGGACGGATGGATCGGATGTGACGGCGCTCCGCTCTGCCTCCCCGCCTGACTACGTGCTGGCTGCAACGTCCGGAGGGGAAGCCGCGGCTACGCACTTTGACGCTCCCCTCTCCGTCGAGGGCCTCGTGTCCGAGCTTTACGGAAGCGCAACCCCTGTCGTCTACCTGCCCTGGATCGAGCGTAAGGCGCTCGGGACCATGTGGAAGGCGTCCCATCCCGACCTGATGCTTTACGGGCGCATCGTATCGGACGTGAGCGTAGAGACTGTGCAAGGCGAAGAGTGGATCACCGGCTCCGCAGCGAATGGTGAGATCGTGCGGACCTCCACGATCCGCATCGAGGAGGAGGTATGACGGACAGGTGGAGCGAGGCGCAGCTGCGCGGGGAGCTCTACTGGGTGCTGTCGATCACCTGGGCGGGCGGGACGTTCTACCTGTCTACTGACCGGCTCGACATCACGGACGGCACCGATACGATCGAGGCCACGCCCGACCTCGTGGACGCGCCAGCCGTCGAGGAGGCCCTAGAGATTTGGAGCGTCGAGGCGCCTCGCCTCTCGGTGCCGCTCTCCTTCACGCTTCCGGTATCTGTGCCTGAGCTGGTGCAGGCAGGCCACGCCCTCGACGGCGCCCTGGGCGAGCTTTCGCAATGGGCAGAGGGTACGGCCTGGAGCGAGCGGCGCGTGATCGTCCAAGGCCAGCTCGTGGACCCGGAGTATGGCGCCGAATGGGAGCCCGTTACCTGCAGCCTTGAGGAAATGATCGCCGACACTCAGACCACGCTCCCGCTTGACTCGATCGTGATCGCCGATTGGCTCGCTCAAGCTGTGAGCACAAACCCAGCAGCGCAGGCGGTGGACGGCGGCTCAGTCGTCCCGATGGTGTGGGGCACACCTGGAGGCGGTACGCGACCTGGGAGCCCCACGCCGATCATCGGTGCGGTGGGCAGTACGGTCTACCTGGGAGTCGCCTGTCACTACGTGGACTCCTTCAGCGTCGATATCGTGGACGCCGCCGGAACTGTGCAGACGTGCCCGATTTACTACACCGACATCCGCGAGGTCTTCGGGCAGACGCGAGGTATGCCGATCGTGGCCTGGGTTGTGGTCAACACGGCGAGCACATCGCTCAACTTGGAAGACCCGCTGCACGCCATCTGGGACACAGGGGCGGCGCTGGTGGACGAAAGCGCGAACGCGATCCGTGGGCTCGGTGACTTGCTCTCCTACGTGTTCCGGCGCTCGGCCCTCCGCGTGGATTGGGGACGCATGGACGCAGCCCGTTCCATGCTGAACGCCTACGCGACCTCGGGCTATATCGACGAGCCCGTAACGCTCGGGGAGTACGTGACGGGCGTGCTCGCTGATGTGTTCCCGTTCGCCATGGCGGCAGGCC